CAATTTGTGCTCGAGGGGGGCCGCATTCCTCCCAGGCTCCTCTCAAAATCAGGTGACTGGCCGAAACCCGGCATTCCGGCGCTAGGCATCGAAATCGCGTTTACCGCAGGTTTTGGTTCGGAACCGAGCGATGTTCCGGAGCCGATACGTCAAGCGCTATTGATGCTGGTCGCGCACTGGTACGAGCACCGCGACCCGGCGGAGATCGGAGGGGCGGCGACCCGTATTCCCGAAGCGGTTTCGGCTTTGCTGAAGCCATATAGCAGGGTGCGGCTGTGATTGGTCTGCGAATTGGCGCTTTGCGTCGCCGGCTCCGACTTGAAGCTCCCTCGTACACGTCGGATGAGGGGGGGGGCGCTATCGGAGCTTGGAATACGGTGGCGACGTTATGGGCCGAAGTCATTCCCCTCTGGGGCGGCGAGGAGCTCCGGGCGGATGGTCTCCAATCCATCGCGAAATACGAGGTCAGAATTCGGTACCGGGCCGACATTAGTCCCGAAATGCGCTTCGTTTTCGACGGGCGCGTGCTGGAAATACAGGCCGTCCGCGATATCGAAGGCCGGCGGCGGTGGTTGAGCTGCCTGTGCGAGGAGCTCGGATCATGAAGATTTCGGTTCGAATAAAGGGCCTGGGAAGCCGTCTTGGACAGGCGGCAAGACGCTTTTCGCAAGCAGCATGGCGCCGGCCCTCAGTGCGCGTAACGGCCGGGACAAGTCGAAACCGTATCATGCAGTCGAGTGAGACCAGAAATGCGTTCGGCCAGCCAGGCACTACAGGCCGCGATCCACGCAGCTTTGAGCGCTGATGCTGGGGTCTTGGCGGCGCTTGGGGGTGAGCCTCGCATTTACGACCACGTGCCGCGAAAGCCGAATTATCCGTACGTTACATTTGGACAGACGTCCTTGCGCGATTGGAGCACGGGAAGCGACGTTGCCGAGGAGCACACCCTGACGCTCCACGTTTGGTCGCTTGCAGCCGGTCGTAATGAGGTCCATCGCATTATCGATGCGCTTCGCTCTGCCTTGCACGACCGCGACTTGCCCATCGCAGGACATCGCCTCATCAACTTGCGGCACGAGCTTTCCGAAATACGCCGGGAATCAGATGGCGAGCGATTTTTTGGCACCGTGCACCTGAGGGCCGTGACGGAGCCCCTGAGCTGACGGATCAAACGAAATTGTTAATAGAGATAGAAAAATGGCTGCACAAAAAGGCAAGGACCTTCTCCTCAAGATCGATCGCGATGGTCTCGGCAGCTTCGAGACGGTTGCCGGGCTGCGATCGCGGACGCTTGCGTTCAACGCCGAGACGGTTGACATAACGCACCAGGAATCGGCGGGGCAATGGCGTGAGTTGCTGGCCGGGGCGGGAGCAAAAAGCGCTCGCGTCACAGGTTCCGGGATTTTCAAGGACGCTGCTTCTGACGCAGCCATTCGGGAGATCTTTTTCAACGGGGAGATCCGGTCTTGGCAGATTGTCGTGCCAGACTTTGGGATCATCGAAGGGCCGTTTCAAATCTCAGCTTTCGAGCTGACCGGAAGGCATGATGGCGAAATTTCCTTCGAGCTTGCGCTCGAGTCGGCGGGGGAGCTGACGTTTGCACCGGTGTAACAAGTAGGAGGTCGAAATGGCTAATGCCCGCCGCGGTGAGATTGAAGCCTATCTGGACGGAAAAACTTGGAAGCTCTGCCTTACGCTCGGTGCGCTTGCCGAGCTGGAAGCGGCGTTTGGTGACGAGGATATGCTGGCACTGGCGCAACGTTTCGAAAAAGGGCGGCTGAGAGCGGAAGACGCTGTACGGATAATCGGCGCTGGGCTACGGGGCGCCGGACATGACGTCACCGATGAACAGGTCAAGGCTATGCGCGCCGAGGGTGGCGTGCTCGGCTATATCGATGTTGTGGCCCGGCTTCTTTCTGCAACATTCGGCGGAAATGCCGATACCACAGGGTCCGAGAATGCTGCTCCGCGCCAGGAGGTGCGCGCGTCAGGCCCTTTCCCTGGAATGAAATAATGGCTCTAGGCTTCGGTGTGCTTCGGTTGTCACCGGCCGCGTTCTGGGCGATGACCCCGAAAGAGCTCGAGGCGGCGCTTTCTTTCCTCAGTGATCGGACTTCCATCTCGCGACCCTCCCGCGAGGATTTAGTTCGCTTGATGGAGGCCTATCCTGACGTTTGACTCTTGGGACCACCATAGGTTTTCCGATGGTCGAGCCTGTCGAAACCTGGACCGTCGCAATCGATGCCGATACTTCAAGGCTCCAGCAGGAGCTCGCAGATGCCGCGCGCATCGGTCGCCAATTCGGGACGACACTGACGAATGCTTTTCAAGGCATCGCATTGCGGGGCCGCGATCTGAGTGACGTCGTCCGCTCAGTGGCATCAAGCCTGTCGCGCATGGCTTTTCAGGCAGCATTCCGCCCATTGGAAAAAAGTGTGGCATCTCTGGTCTCTGGAGCGTTGTCGGGCGCGATGGGCTTCGCCAACGGAGGCGTGATCCAGAATGGCCTGCCTGTTCCGTTCGCATCCGGCGGAGTGATTGCAAGTCCGGTGACCTTTCCACTCGCCAATGGACGGATGGGACTTGCGGGCGAACGCGGCCCCGAAGCGATTATGCCGCTCGCGCGCGGCCCCGATGGAAAGCTCGGCGTACGTGCGCAGGGCGTTCCGGGAATTTCGGTCACCATCAATGTCACAACGCCTGACGCCGAAAGTTTTCGGCGCTCGGAAACGCAGATTGCCGCCATGATCGCTCGGGCTGTAGCTCTGGGTCAAAGAAATCTTTAATCGCCGATCCGTCAGCGGCTGCTTTCGTACTGGCCGCGAACCCTTTGGCTCCCTGTACGAAAATTTCCAACGATTCAGTTCGATGAACTTTCACGAAGTTCGCTTTCCAACGGCCATTTCGCGAGGCGCGGTCGGAGGGCCTGAGCGGCGCACGGACGTGGTTGTGCTCGGATCAGGCCATGAAGAGCGTAATAGCCGCTGGGCCGACTCTCGGCGCACCTATAATGCGGGCTATGGAGTACGGTCCCTCGATGATCTTTACGCAGTAATCGCATTCTTCGAAGAGCGTCGCGGACGGCTTTACGGATTCCGCTGGCGCGACCATTTGGATTGGAAATCTTGCCCGCCGGAGCAAACGCCCAAAGCAACTGATCAACTGATTGGAAAGGGCGATGGCACAACGGCAACGTTTCAGCTAGTGAAGACCTACGGCAGTGTCCATGCACCATGGACACGTGAGATCAAGAAACCGGTTGCCGGAAGCGTCCTCGTAGCCGTTGACGGCGTTGTTCAAACCGAGGGAATTGCGTTCAGCGTCGATGCTACGACCGGCATAGTCACTTTCAATCCTGGTCACATTCCTCCTCAAGGCGCTCAGATCACGGCCGGCTTCGCTTTCGATGTGCCTGTCCGGTTCGACACAGATAAGCTGGAGGTAAACCTGCAAGGGTTCCGGCACGGCGCCATTCCTAACATTCCGATTGTCGAGATTCGGCTATGAAAGTGTTGCCTCCTGGACTGCAGGAACACCTGAATAGCGGTGCGACGACGCTCTGCTGGTGCTGGCGATTGACGCGCCGAGATGGCGTGAAAATCGGGTTCACGGATCACGACCGCGATTTGACTTTCGATGGTACGACGTTTGAAGCATCGGCGGGGTTCACACCCACTGAAATGAGGCAGAGTGTCGGCCTTGGTGTTGACAATCTTGAGGTGGAAGCGGCGCTGACATCAGATCGCCTGACAGAAGATGATTTGGCCGCGGGGCTTTACGACGATGCGCGAGTCGAGATTTTCCGCGTCAATTGGCGTAATCCCGAGCAGCGCGTCTTGATGCGCTGCGGCAGTCTCGGCGAGGTCAGCCGGTCCGGAGCTTTGTTTCGAGCTGAGATCAGAGGACTTTCGCATTATCTCCAGCAGCCGAGCGGGCGACTGTATCAATTCACCTGTGACGCCAACCTGGGAGACGCTCGCTGCAAAGTCGATCTCACGTCGAGCACTTATCACGGCACTGGAACGATTACAGTAATTCGGTCGCCCCGCACCTTCGAGGTAGAAGGGTTGGAGGGAAATGCCGACGGCTGGTTCTCTCGCGGGCTCATGACATTCAGATCAGGCTTGAACTCCGGCCAGAGTATCGAGATTCGATCCCATCGTGTCCAAAATGGTGCAGCAGTCATCGAGCTTTGGCAGGAGCCATCAAAGGTCGTTCAACCCGGAGAGGAAATCGAGGTTAAAGCCGGATGCGACAAGCAGCTCGCGACGTGCCGGGACAAGTTCAACAACGTCGTCAATTTCCGAGGCTTTCCCCATATGCCCGGCAATGATTTCGTAACCTCTTACGCGCGCAGGAGGGCGGGTTGATGGGAGATCGGCCCCGCGTCGCGACAAGGGCAGAGATCGTCCGTCTGGCTAGGACCTGGATTGGCACGCCGTATCGTCATCAAGCAAGCCTCGCAGGAGTTGGCACGGATTGCCTGGGTCTCATTCGAGGCATTTGGCGCGCGCTTTATGGCCGCGAGCCTGTTGAGCTGCCGGCCTACACGCGTGACTGGTCTGAAGCGAGCGGCAGCGAGACCCTATTGGAAGCAGCGCGGCGCCACCTCGTCGAGATCAATAAGGCGGATGTGCAACCTGGAGACATTCTGGTTTTCCGATTGAGACTGACATTGCCGGCAAAGCATGTCGGTATACTGGCAACTCGGACGACGATGATTCACGCGATGGAGAATGCGCCCGTAGCCGAGGTCGCACTTTCCAATTGGTGGCAAAAACGTATTGCCGCTGCGTTTTCGTTTCCGGGAATCACTAACTGATGGCCACTCTTGCTCTTGCTGCAGCGGGCGCTGCCGCCGGAAGCGCGCTGCTGCCGTCGGGATTGAGCATTTTCGGCGCCACTATCGCGGGCGCGACGATTGGTTCTCAGATCGGCGCCCTTGCCGGCTCGTTTGTTGATCAGGCGCTCTTCGGCGTATCCGGACAGAATCGCACGTTCACCGGCCCACGCCTTTCCGATTTGCGTGTCACAGCTTCGACAGAAGGCGCGCCCATTCCACGTGTCTATGGGTGCGCCCGCGTCGGCGGACAAGTCATTTGGGCGACAGAGTTCGAGGAAGAGGTCGTCACCTCGAAAGTCTCTGGCGGGGGTAAGGGTGGCGGGAGCAGCGGCGGGTCTGCCAAGCAGATCGAATACCGTTATTACGCAAATTTCGCTGTCGGCTTGGCGGAAGGAGAAATTTCGGGGATCGGTCGAGTCTGGGCAGATGGGCAGGAGCTGGACCTCAGCACTGTCACGTGGCGGCTCTATACCGGTAGTGAGGATCAGTTACCGGACAGCCTTATCAGCGCGCGAGAGGGGGCCGGACATGCGCCAGCATATCGCGGCTTGGCCTATATCGTCTTTGAAAGGATGCCTCTCGCGCCTTTCGGCAATCGAATACCGCAGCTTTCGTTCGAGGTATTTCGGCCAGTCGACGATTTCCATCGACTGGTACGGGGCGTGGTCCTCATCCCAGGGACTGGCGAATTCGTTTACGCAAGCGAGGAGGTCACCCGTCGTGAAGCGGGCGGGATGCAAGTCTCAGAAAACGTGCATACGCGCCAAGGCGGCACCGACTGGACCGTCGCGATTGATCAGCTGCAGGCGTCATTGCCGAATGCAAAATCCGTTTCTCTCGTGACGAGCTGGTTCGGAACAGACTTACGTGCGAGCCATTGTCAGATTCGTCCGGGGGTGGAGATCGGCAATAAGGAAACCAAACCTTTGACGTGGCGCGTGGCTGGTCTCTCCCGCTCGCAGGCGTATCTAGTCAGCCGGCACGAGGGCAGGCCTGCCTACGGCGGCACACCGTCAGATCACACCGTCATTGCCGCCATTCGCGATCTGAAAGAGCGCGGGCTTTCGGTGACGCTCACGCCGTTCATTCTGATGGATGTGCCGGCAAACAATAGGCTTCCCAATCCGTACAACGGTGGTGCACCGGGCCAACCTGCTTATCCTTGGCGAGGACGCATTACACTTAGCTTAGCGCCGGGTCAGTCCGGTAGTCCAGACAAGACCGCTGCTGCCGCAACCGAAATTTCGAAATTCGTCGGGACCGCTTCAATCAATGATTTCACTATTTCCGGCAGCGACGTGATCTATCGGGGTCCGTCGGAATGGTCCTATCGCCGTTTCATATTGCACTATGCCTTTCTGGCAAAAGCGGCAGGAGGCGTCGATGCATTTGTGATTGGAACTGAAATGCGGGGCCTCACGCAGGTCCGCAGCTCACCTGACACCTATCCTTTCGTGGCGGCTCTCATTCAGCTCGCAGCTGACGTGAAGACAATTCTGGGACCGAATACGAAGGTGACCTACGCCGCCGATTGGTCGGAATACTTCGGTCATCATCCGCAGGATGGCTCCGGCGACATTTATTTTCATCTCGACCCACTATGGGCCTCACCTGGGATCGATGCCATTGGCATTGACCTCTATTGGCCTCTAAGCGATTGGCGCGACGGAAACGACCATGCCGATGCTGCCGCCGGTGTGACTTCGATTTACGATCTCAATTATTTGAAGTCGAATATCG